TTTGACATCAATATAAATTTTTTTAACCATGAGTTTTATACCTGAAAAAACGCCCTTTGTATCATTACCAACAGCATTAAAAGGTAGAATTGATCCTTATGAATTAGCTGTTTTATGGGTTTTACAAAGTTACTATCCTAATATATGGCCTTCTTATTCAACTATTGCTAAAGATGCAAAAATTGGTCGCAATAAAGTTGTTAAAGTAATTAAATCTTTATGCGAAAAAGGTTGGTTAGAAAAAATTGGTAGAGTTGAAGATGGCCTTCAATCAACAAATGCTTATCGAGTTACAGTATGGCATGAATTAAAAGTTGAACCACCTAACAGGCAGTCTCTCACAAATACCACCACTCACCCAGAACTTCAAAACCCTAGTAAACAACCGCAGTATTTCTCAGATACTAGTATTTCTCAGATACCACCCCAGTCTTTCTCAGATACGGGGGGTAGTATTCGAGAGATACACGAACTAAAACAAGATAAACTAAAACAAATAACTAAAACAAATAATATATATACTGATGAATTTAATGATTTTTGGAACCAATATCAAAAAATAAAGAAAAGAGCTAGTGGTCAATCTAAAAAACTTACTTTTCAGCATTACAATAAACTTTCAAAAAAAATACAAAGTCAGTTAAAACCTGCTTTATTAAGAGCTATAGCTGACCAAAATAAAATTGAAAAAGATGGTGGCTTTGTTACTTGTTTTCCAAATGCGTTTAAATGGTTACGTGATGGCTACTATGAAGTATTTCTTTGTGTTCAAGAACCAAAAAACAAGTTAAAATTAAAGTCCAGGAATAATATTCCCTTTTAAACCCGCATTATGACTTTTTTTAAAAGATCAGCTATTGATCGAGATTTAACTTTTCGAGTTCCAGATTATAATTGTTTTGCTTGCAATGATTCTGGAATTGTTCATAATTCTGATGGATATTTATCTAATGAATTACCCGGCTACAATCAAAACTATGATTTAGCTATTATTTGTTGGTGTCAAGCTGCTTATCCTCAAAGAGGAGATGACGGTTCAATTATAAAACATGGTTTTCGTGATGAATCTTCAAATATCTGTAACAATGTTGGAGTTGATATACCAAAAGATAAAACTAGATTAATTCATACTTTAAGAAAAGAAAGTTGGGAATCTAGTTGTAAAGAATTAAATAAAATTAGACAAGAAAATTTAAAAGGAAATAAAATGGAACTTCCCAGTTATATTCTTAAAGTTAAACAACAATTAAACAATTCAAAAAGCATACTCAATGACATCAGAAAGACAGAAACCAGTAATTAAATCTTTAAAAAAATTATTGTTTAAAGCTGAAGTAATAGCAGCAGCTATTCGTGATAATGCTATTGAAGAAAAGATGCCAATTGAAAAAGAATTGATATTATCAGTTCATAACCAATTAAAATCAATAGACAGATCATTAGATTATGCAGGAAAAATCGGAAAACACGATCTCGATCCAGGAATTAAATCAAGATCCGAACAATGCTCGATTAAGAACTGATCGATCAGCAAAATTAATTTCTGAATCTTTAGAAAAATTTGGTACTGGTAGATCAATTGTTATTGATGAAAACAATACAATTATTGCTGGTAATGGAACTATTGAAGGTGCAAAAGCTGCAGGTCTTAAAAATGTAAAAGTAATAGAAACAAATGGAGATGAAATTATTGCAGTAAAAAGAACTAATTTAACTAAAGATCAAAAAGTTGGTTTAGCAATTGCAGATAACAGGTCATCTGATTTATCAGAATGGGATAGAGAAGTATTAGAAGAATTAACTATGGATTATGATTTAAAACCTTTTTTTGATGATGATGATTTATCACAATTATTAGGTGATGGTGAAATTAAAGATTTTGAAGGTTCAAAAGAACACGGAGAAGCGGATTTTAATGAATTTGATAATACTTGTCCACGTTGCGGATTTGAATTTAATAATAAAAAATGATTGAAAAAAAACTAGGTGCATGGCAATTATCTGATTTAAAAGATATTAAAAAAAATAATTTAAATGTTTTTAGTTGTTTTCATTGCGGCGGTGGTTCTTCAATGGGCTATAAACTTGCAGGCTTTAATGTTTTAGGCGGAGTTGAAATTGATAAAGAAATGATGGCTATTTATAGAGCTAACCATAAACCAAAATATAGTTATTTAATGGGAGTCCAGGAATTTAATAAACTTTCAGAGATACCTGAAGAATTAAAAAATTTAGATATATTAGATGGTTCACCGCCTTGTTCAACTTTTAGCATGGCAGGCAAGCGTGAAAAAAAATGGGGCACAGAATATAAATTTCGTGAAGGTCAAAAATATCAAAGGCTTGATGATTTATTTTTTCATTTCATTCAAACAGCTAAACTTTTACAACCTAAAATAGTTGTTGCTGAAAATGTAAAAGGTTTAATTGCTGGAAATGCTCGTGGTTATGTAAAAGAAATATTTAGAGATTTTAAAAAAGCTGGCTATGAAACACAATTATTTTTATTTAATGCGGCAAAAATGGGTGTACCGCAAGCAAGGGAAAGAACTTTTTTTATTGCACGCCGATCTGATTTAAATTTAAAACCTTTTAAACCTTTATTTAATGAACAACCAATTTCAGTTGCAGAAGCATGTAAAACAATTGAACCTAATACAGAAGAAAAATTAATTAGTGATAAATTAAAAGAACTTTGGTTTAAAGTAAAACCTGGTAAATCATTTTCAACCGTTCACCCAAAAGGGCATTGTTTTAACATGAGCACTGTTAATCCTCGATTACCTTCGCGTACTGTAACTGCAACTCAAGGATTAGTTTATTGGAATAAACCTAGATATTTAAATTCTTATGAAATAAAAAGAATACAAACTTTTCCAGAAGATTTCAACTTTTTAAAGACTGATCCGTGCTATGTAATGGGTATGAGTGTTCCCCCTTTTATGACTCAGCGTGTAGCATTAGAAATATACAAACATTGGTTTCAAAAGGATAATTAATTAATGGCAGCTGCTGAATCAAGCAAAATTGAGATAGATGTCAGAGTACAAAAGCTTTCTCGGATCATTGCGCGAGGTGGTAGAAGGTCTGATTGCCTACGATACGCTAGGGAAAACTGGGGGGTGTCTGAAGCTACAGTTGATAATTATTTAAAAAAAGCAAGAGATGAAATTAAAAAAGATTGGGATATTGAAAGACCCCAAATGATTGCTGATTTATTAGCTCAATGTTCTACTTTACAAATGGAAGCAAGAAACGCAGGTCAATTTAATATTGCACTTGGAGCTATAAATACTGCAGCAAAATTAGCTGATCTTTGTTCGTGAGTTTTTTAGATACTTTAAAACAAGGTCATGTATTAAGCGGTAATGGTTTATATGAATTACCTTCAGCAAATGAAGTTATAACTAAAATTAAAAATAATTTATTACCTCATCAGGAAAAATTTTGTGAAGATACTGAACATAGAAAATTAGCTTTAGTTTGTGGTTTTGGTGCGGGTAAAACTTATGCTTTAGTTTCAAAATCTTTTATGCTTGCAGCTATGAATGTTGGACATATTTCTGCGGTTTTTGAGCCTACATCACCTATGCTCCGTGACATTTTAATGAGAACTATGAATGATTTACTTGAAGAGTGGGAAATACCATATACTTTTAGAGCAAGTCCTTTACCTGAATATGTTTTATCATTTCAAGAAGGTTCGCATACTATTTTATTAAGAACTATCCTTACATATCAACGACTTCGAGGACAAAATCTTTGCGCGGTTGGATTTGATGAAGCTGATACAGTACCAAAAAGAGACGCGGAGCAAGCTATGAATATGGCTTTAGCCAGATTGAGGTCGGGTAATATTCAACAATTTTATGCAACAACAACTCCTGAGGGTCATTCATGGGCGTTTGAAACATTTGAAAAAAATGCCAAAGAAGATACAAGATTAATAAAAGCAAAAACAAGCGATAATCCATATTTACCCGAAGGTTTTATTGATTCTTTATTAGAAAATTATCCTCCGCAACTTATCCAGGCATATCTTAATGGAAACTTTACGAATTTAACAACCGGAGCTGTTTATTCAAGATTTGATAGAAATAAACACTTAATTAATAATATTCCTTTTGATATAAAAATGGAAACACTTTTAATAGGAATCGATTTTAACGTGATGAATTGTAATGCAGTCGTAGCAGTTAAAGACAGAGATAAATTAATTGTTATTGATGAAGTAACAAAACAAAATGATACTGATGCACTGGCTCAAGAAATTAAAAGAAGGTATCCTAACAACAAGATATTAGTTTACCCAGATGCTAGTGGTGCTGCCAGATCAACAATCAACGCTTCAAAAACAGATATTGCCATTTTGCAAAGCTACAATTTCACAAGCATGGCGTTACGCAGCAACCCACCAATTAAAGACAGAGTTCAAACCTTACAAGCACTCTTGGAAAACAGCAAAGGACGGGTGCGTTTGGCGATTCATGCCAGTTGCCGACGCTTAATTGAATGTTTAGAATTACAAAGTTATGATGAAAAAAGTGGAGATCCAGACAAGCAAAATGGATATGATCATCTTAATGACGCATTAGGTTACCTTGTATATAGAGAATTTTCAATTATTCATGCAAAAGCAGGTCGCCCAACTGGTATTAGAATATATTAAAAGTAATGATATCATGAGGAAAAACCGTGTATAGTTCACTAGATATTTACAATCAACCTGTAACTTTAGCTCCTACAACGGTTGCTTCTCCAAATTCTGCTTATCAAAGAATGGCAAATTTTTGGTCATTAATTGAAGATTTAAAAGAAGGAACTTATAAAATACGCAGCGAACATAGAAAATATTTACAACAAGAACCTCGTGAGACAGATGATGCTTATGATACTCGCCTTTCAAGATCAACAGTAGTGCCATATTTGCAACGAATAGAAAAAATGCTATCAGGAATGTTAGTCCGAAAGCCAGTTAGACTTGATGATGTTTCTGATCTTGTAAGAGAACAACTTTTTGATGTAGACCTTGAAGGAAATGATTTAAATGTTTGGTTATATCAAACAGCAAGAATTGCAATATCATTTGGTCATGTAGGTGTGCTTGTTGATGCGCCAAAAGAAGGAGAAAAAACTAGACCATATTGGGTAACTTATACACCTCGAGATATTCTTGGTTGGAGAACAGAAATTATTGATGGAGTAAGACAATTAACACAACTTAGACTTATGGAACAAGTTGTAGAGCCTGATGGTAAGTATGGAGAAAAGTTAATTAAACAAATTAGAGTTCTCGAGCTTGGTAAATATGAAATACACCGCAAAGATAAAAAAGGTGATTATAAATTAGTTGACGAAGGTGAAATGAGCATTAAAGACAAAATTCCTTTTGCTGTTGCATATTCTAATCGAGTAGGATATTACGAATCACGCAGCCCTTTGTATGATATTGCTGAACTAAACCTTAAGCATTATCAAATACAAAGCGATCTTGATAATATTTTGCATATAAGTTCAGTTCCTTTGCTTGCTGTTTTTGGTTATCCAAACGCTGATGAAATAACAACAGGACCTAATGAAGCACTATCATTACCACCAGAATCAAGACTTGAATATGTTTCTCCTTCTGGCGACAGTTATGACAGCCAGTTTAAAAGGCTTGGTGATATAAAGGATCAAATAAATACTTTGTCTTTGGCTGCTGTTCTTGGTCAAAAATTAGTCGGCGAAACTGCGGAAGCAAAACGTATTGACAGATCGCAAAACGACTCAACCATGATGGTTATTGCACAGCAGATGCAAGATTTGATTGATAACTGTCTTAAATATCACAGCGAATATCTCAATGAACCAAACGCCGGGAATTCTTTTGTTAATAGAGACTTTGTAACTGCAAGACTACAACCTGCAGAAATAGATAGTCTTCTTAAAATATATGCAGCAAACGGTATTAGTCAAGAAAAACTTCTTGAGCAACTTGCAAGCGGAGAAATACTTGGAGATGATTTTGATATTGAAGAAGAATTAGAAAAAACGCAAACAGGTGGATTGGTTGAAATGAATCAAGAAAGTGAAGCGGCTTAATAAATGGCAGTTCCAGAAGCTTTTTACAGAGAAGCTATAGACCTTAATAGATATAGCAACAAGGTGCAATTTCAAGTTGCCACACAATTTAATGAAGTTATTATTGATGTTCTTAGAAAAATAAGAGACCTTGAAGGAAATAGTCCGGCAACAACTGCAAGGCTTAGATCAATATTAGCTCAAATGGTTGACAGTTTGAAAAGTTGGGAGAATGAAAGTGCTGTTTATATGATTAATGAACTTCAAAATTTAGCTGAGTTTCAAGTTGGTTTTGTTCAAGATCAATTACAGCGAGTATTACCAAAAGGAGAATTTCAAGTAAATACAGTTGCTGTTTCTCCTGACTTTGCAAAATCAGTTGTAATAAGAGATCCAACTGCTTTAACAATTCGTTTGCGTGATAGTGATGGGGTATTTAAAACTGCCCAGTTTGCCTTAACTGCAAAAAGAGGTTCAGATATATCTTTGCCAAACGGAAAAACTGTAAAAAAAGCGTTTAGAGGTATAGCTGATGATTCTGCTTCAAGACTTTCAAAAACAATCAGATTAGGTGTTTTAGAAGGTGAGTCTTTACAAAAAATAGTAAGGCGACTTAAAGGTCCTAATTTAAGTTTTGTTGGTAAACCTAAAAATGCAATTGCTTTAAACTCTGCTTTAAAAAATTCGGAGGGAATGCTTTTATCAAATAAACAAATTCAAACTGTAGTTAGAACAACTGTTAATCAAGTTCAAAATGCAGCAAGTCAGGCAGTATATGCAGCAAACGAAAATATTACAGGTAAATATCAATATGTTGCAACTTTAGATGCAAAAACAAGCTCTATTTGTCAAAGGTTAGATGGTCAAATTTTTAAATATGATCAAGGTCCTGTTCCTCCTCAACATTTTAATTGTAGATCAACAACTGTTCCAGTCATAGATGATGATGACCTTGCTAAAGCCTATCCAGATACAAGACCTTCAGCAACTGGTCGTGTACCGCAAGATACAAATTATGCAAATTGGTTAAAAGATAATCCTGATCTTCAAAAAAAAGTTTTAGGAAAAAAGAAACAATATTTTAATTATTTAATGAGTCCTTCAAGGGGAAAAAAACAGCTTGACGCTACTAATGCTTTAAAAAAAATTATCCGTGAAGATGGATCTGAGCTATCATTACAACAACTTGCAAAAAAATATCCTAATGCCAATTAAAAAAGGAAAATCTCAAAAAACAATAACAGGTAATATAAGAATGTTAATGAATGAAGGAAAATCAAGATCACAAGCAATAGCTATTGCATTATCTACAGCAGGTAGAAAAAAAACTGCTAAAAAACGTAAAAAAAGGTAAGATTAAAACAGCTACTTAAATTATTATGCCTTCACATTATGGATCAATGAAGCCTAAAGGCACTAAGAAAAAAAAGAAAGGAGGTAAAAAATAATGGGATATACTTTTAAAGTTCAAACTTATGATGAGTCAAAGCCAAAGGTTGAAAACTGTGAAGTAAAGCCTAAAGCAAAAAAAACAAAAAAGAAAAGTGACTAAACGATTCAGAAAAGTTGCAAAGGATAAAAAAACTGGTATTGCTAAAAAATATCTTAGTGGTGCTAAAAATAAAGCTGCAAAAGCAGCAGAAATAAAAAGAACTGCAGCTGCATATAAACGCGGAGAAAAGATTGATTTAAAAGCTATTTCAAAATTTAGAGCTTCTCAAAATGTCAAAAACAAAAAGAAAAAAAAGCGCTGATACACTAACGGCAACGCTTAGTGCTAAAGCTAAAAAATCAATTTATACATTAGGAGATTTGCGTAAAGTTTATAAAAGAGGAACGGCTGCTTATATAAGTTCTGGATCAAGAAATGTTCCTGTTGGAGCTTGGTCAATGGGAAGAGTTAATAGTTTTATTTCAGGAGGAGGTGCAAGAAAAGCTGATATAGATATACATAATGCTCGAAAAAAATCACCGAAGAAAAGATGAAATTAACTATTAGACAAAAAAATGTTTTAAAAAAACATCAAAAAACACATGGACATTCAAAAAAACATATGGAATATATGAAGCGTAAAATGCGTGAAGGTGTTAGCTTTACAGAAGCACATAATATGGCTATGAGGAAAAAAGGAAAATGACTGAAAAAGAAAAAATTCAACGAAAATTAAATAGATATGGTTTAACAGCTGTTAATAAAGCAAAAAGAACTCCTAATCACCCAAGAAGTTCTCATATAGTTCTTGCTAAAAGAGGTTCAGAAACTAAATTAATTAGATTTGGTCAACAGGGTGTTAAAGGTGCAGGTAAAAATCCAAGAACAAAAATGGATAAAATTAGAAGAAAATCATATTATGCAAGACATAATGCACAAAATCCAAATCCTTCAATTTTTTCAGCTTTATACTGGTCACATAAGGTCAAATGGTAATTTTAAGGTAATATTATAAATAAATATTACGATTTTTTATGACTGAAGAACCAATCAAACCAAATCCATCACCTGAACAATATGCTGCACTCCAAGAAGAACTGCAGAAACTAAAAGCTAATAATGCTAAATTACTTGATCAAAATATAAAAGCTAAAGAAGCAGGTAAAGCAATTCCTCCTGATATTGATGTAAATGAATTAATTGCTTTTAAACAAAAAAAAGAACAAGAAGAATTAGAAGCTAAAGGCAGATATGATGAAGCAATAGCAAAACAGGCTCAACAATTTAGAGATGCTGAGGCTACGTATAAAGAACAAATTAGTAAATTTGAACAAAGACAAAGAGAATTAGAAATTGAAACTCCTGCTATTACTGCTTTAGCTGATATTGTTCATGATCCTCAATATGCACTTTCGCAAATAAATAAAGAACAATTAGCAAGAGAACCAGATGGCACAGTTGTAATTGTTGACGGATATAACAGAACTCCTGTAAAAGAATGGGCTCAACAAAAAATGCCACAATGGGTGCAAAAAAATCCTAGACCACAAGGTGGTGGAGCAACAACAACTAAAGTTACTGCTGACGTGATAATAGGAGAAAGTAATCCTTTTTCTAAAGAATCTTTTAATTTAACAGAACAAGCTAGACTTTATCGAACAGATATAAATAAATATAATATGCTCAAAAACGCTGTTAGCGGTTAATATAAGATTAACTTGTTTGTATGAGTTAGGTGTTGTCACCGAAAAGTAAAAATCATTAGTACATTTTTTAATGGCTACATTAAG